GAAGATGCTGACTTAACAAATATCCGTAAGTTAGCGGGTATATAACAACTAAACTAAAGGAAGATTACAAATGTCAGATATATTTGAATCAAAATGGGGCGAAACTAAAGCCGCTCTTACAGAAGGTTTAGCAGGCAACAAAAAGAAGACTATGGACGTTATCTTAGAAAACACAAAAAGATATTTGTCAGAGCAGTCTACAGCAGGTGCTACTAGCGCCGGTAACGTTGCTACGTTAAACAGAGTGATCCTACCAGTAATCAGAAGGGTAATGCCTACTGTTATTGCGAACGAGATCGTTGGTGTACAACCAATGACTGGTCCAGTTGGTCAGATCCACACACTAAGAATAAGATATGCAGACACAGTTGCGTCAAACACGACTGCAGGTGAAGAAGCATTATCTCCATTCAAAATTGCGAAAGCATACTCTGGTAACCAGAACAACTCTACTCCAAAAGCGGCATCAACAGCCTCTTTAGAGGGAACACCTGGTAAGAGATTATCAATCCAGATCTTGAAACAACCGGTTGAAGCGAAGTCTAGAAAATTAAGTGCTAGATGGACGTTTGAAGCGGCTCAAGATGCACAGGCACAACAAGGTATCGATGTTGAAGCGGAAATCATGGCGGCGTTAGCTCAAGAGATTACTGCTGAGATCGACCAAGAAGTAATTGGTTCATTAAGAACATTAGCCGGTTCGGCTTCTGAGACTTTTGACCAAGCGGCTGTGTCAGGTACTGCAACATTCGTTGGTGATGAACACGCGGCATTGGCTGTTCTTATCAACAGAGTTGCTAACCAAATCGCTACAAGAACAAGAAGGGGTGCTGGAAACTACGCTGTAGTTTCTCCAACTGCTCTTACAGTTCTTCAATCAGCATCAACTTCAGCGTTCGCAAGAACAACTGAAGGTACTTTCGAAGCACCTACTAACACTAAATTTGTTGGTACATTAAACGGCGCTATGAGAGTTTACGTTGACGCTTACGCTTCAGACGGTACAGACGTACTAGTAGGTTACAAAGGAGCAAGTGAGGCAGACGCACCAGCGTTCTATTGTCCTTACATTCCTTTAATGTCTTCTGGTGTTGTACTAGATCCGGCTACATTCGAACCAGTTGTTGGTTTCCTAACAAGATACGGTTACGTTGAATTAACGAACACTGCATCTTCACTAGGTAACGCGGCAGACTACGTAGGATTAGTAGGAATGAACAGCGGAACAAACTTAAAATTCAAATAAGCCAAGGTTTATTTTTATTTCAAAAAGGGCGGTATTTTATATCGCCCTTTTTTTGTGACTGACTGATCATTAACCACACACTTATCAATCTTTTTCCATACTCGTACCAGTCGCAGACCAAATGTGGTAGTTTTATCATGACTGTATACTTCTAAATAATTCAGTTCCGAAAGGAACTTTAAATCAAAGGGAGGTCCAAAAAATGGATATCGCAATGAAGATAAAAGGATGGGCAAAAGGTCTTGCTGATGTAGGTGTTTCACTTATAGCATTAGGAATCGTTTTAGAAATCCTTTTCAAAGGGCAGAACGTTCCGTTCTGGCCAAACGTTTCTGTAATAGGAAACATACAAGGCATATTGCAAGGCTTTTCAGACCAAGGTCTGATCGGTTTAGTGGCAGTATGGATTTTATATCATATCTACAACAGAAAATAATATAGAACTTACATAACGTAACCTCACAGGGTGGTGCGATTAATTTTTGGATTGTTTTGCACCGCCCTTTTTTTTCTATTAAATATCCACAATGCCAAAAATTATCATAGCAGGAGATAGTTGGGGAGCCCACAGTTACGAAAGTGGTTATCATTACCCGGAACTGTATGGGTTCAAGTGGAAACACAAAGAGAAACGTAAGTATGTTCTGTATCCAGGTCCTGGCCTTTATTCAGATGATGACTTCTACAAACAAGGCGTCATCAAGTCTGCAGACAAGATTGAATATTGGAAAAAGAAATCTGAATACCACCGGAACCACCCTACAGTGGCCACAAACAAAAGAATAGCACAGCGATTGTACGATTATATTCAGGGCACTTTATAATTCTCAAAAAATAATAAATACACATAGTTCAAACGTGCTTTTGCACAAAGCAAAAGACTTATGCGGATAACCACCGCGTACCTAGGAGAACTAGGATTGGACTCCTTTAAAGGAGAAAACAAAATGGGAAGACCAGTAAAAAAAAGTAGATTTGGTAGTACAGCAGGTGACTTCGAAGTCACAGGTGCGTTCTCTACAGAATCAATACAACCAGACGGATCTGGTGCAGAGGCAGTATCAACTGTTTCAGGAAACTACATCGAAGCTCAGAGATCAAGTACGAGATTCAAAGTTAATTTCCTATCAGCGGATGGATCAACAAGATTATCACAAATCTTAGATCTAAAACCGGTAGCAACAGGTTCACTTACAGCAGGCCAGTTCTGTATACAGATCATCTTAGATGACTCTACAGTGGCTTACGCGGCTAAGATCTTCAACAGAACAGTACACTACAAAACAGCAGGTGGTGTGACCGGTTCAGTGAAGTACTCATTGAGCTCAGAGGGTGCTGACGAAGCCAAAGTCACAGGCGTTGGTTCTATCGACACTATCTAATACTTTATACGTGCTTTTATGGGGGAGTTACACGCTCCCCCATTTACAACATAAATAATAGCAAATGGCAAAGAACATACGTACATCAGGAAATTACACCATCAGATCGGGTACAGGATCCTCGGGTACTACTATCCTAAATCTCGCCGCAGGAACCATAGATCTAGATTCAAACACACTTAGAGTAAGGGGCAACTTACAAGTGGACGGGACACAGACAGTTGTCAATTCACAGACATTAGAGATCGAAGATGCTGTATTGGTTCTGGCCAGAAATAACTCAGGCACAGACATAGATTCAGGTATCAAAATTGACAGGGGTGGACAGGGCAATGATGCTTTGTTCTACTGGAACGAAGGCGACGACACATTTAAAGCAGTAACTTCTGCCACACAATCAGCAACAGCAGTGACAGACACTGCATTGGCCAACATCATGGCGGCAACACCTACAGCAGACAATCACGTGGCCACGAGAGCTTACGTTCTAAGCACTGCATCAAACAAAATAGCAGGTGATGATTCTAGTGTAGTCACAGTAGGTGCAGGCGACACTACAAAGTTTGCAGGAACAGGTGGAATCACAACAGCGGCCACAGAACCAGACACACTGACAATAAGTTTGGGTAACAATTTAACAGGAATAAACTCAATTGATACAGGATCATCAAATGGAGATATAATATTAAGAGCCAACGGAACTGGTAATGTAGTTGTTGACGATACATTAACATTTTCTGCCATGGCCTCTGATCCGACAGCAACAGCACAAACAATATTATACAACAAAACAGCAGGCGGTGGGGGTACGGGACTGTACTTCAGGAACTCAAACATAGGTTCTGGCGCCGTAGGCGAACTGATAAGTAAGAGTAAGGCAACTGCATTAGCGATTGCACTAGGATAACATATGGCAATAACAAATTTTCAAGTGGCAACAACAACCGGTTCAGCGGCATTTACTGCATCTGCGGACACGGCTGTGACAGTAATATACATCACAAATAAATCAAACACAGACGGAACCGTTGATGTATACGTCACACCAAATGGTGCATCAGTAAGTGAGAATCATTTGGTATATACACAACTTTCAGTTAAAGCAAGAGACACTTACATCATAGACACAGAGAAAATGATTTTAGAGACAGGCGCAAAGATATACGTAGTGGCTCCAGACTCAGCGGCACAATTCAACGCCACTATATCAACTATAGGATTATAATAATCATGGGTAGATTTGTAAAAAACCCAGAGATAGGAGACAATGCTTCGGCTGTCAAAATTCCTAACGTGACGACTGCACAAAGACCGTCAGGGATCAATGGACAAATAATTTTCAACACAACAACATCAACTTATCAAGCATACAACGGTTCGGCATGGTACAATATTTCGGAAGCATCGAGACAGAAAACTATCACAATCGATAGATTCCAAGGTGATGGTACAACAGTGACTTTTGGAAACGGTGCGGGAAATACAGTAGACGGTTCAACAGCGGCAACATTCTCGATTGGTGTGAGTGATGCCACAGACATCATGGTGTTCGTTGGTGGTGTGTACCAGGTTCCAACAACAAACTACTCAGTTTCAGGATCTGGAACTTCTGCAACAATTACATTTGGTTCTGCTCCTCCGGCAAATGACGGATCAACAGGTGGACACATCATCTCAGTAGTCCATGGACTTGCTAAACTAGGCGAGTAATAAAAAATATTTTTAGTAAATTAAACCAAAAGGTCGCCAATTTCCTGGCTTACCACCTTTGAGGCATACCCAACCTACCGGTTGGTTCAATGCAGGATTCTGATTCCAGATAACAGATCCAGTGTCCCATCGCCCTTCTCGTGGTTCCTGTTCGCCTGCCGCGAATGTTCTTTCTGCAAATTTGATGTTTCCATCCACATGTAAGGTCTCTTGTGGGTACTTCACATTGATGCCTACCTGTCCATATACGTTCATGTTCACAGGTCTTCCGAGCTCGGTGCCTATGACCACATCACCGTTCGCTCGACATGTGAGCCTTGGTGTGTTGTCGGTTCCTATTGCGAATGCTACGTGTGTATGTGTACCAACAAATGCGTTTGATTCTTGCATTGTTGTCAGTATTTCATACCCGCCTGAGTTAACAGAAAAGTCTGCACTCGGTGCCGTTGTGTTGATCCCTACCCTACCATCTGCTACGTAAAAAGTATTTCTTACCTGTAAATTTTTAAGTATGCCTAGCTCTGTTAGGTTACTTTTTGTCACACTCTTTCCCAGTCTGTCCTTCCAAAGTACTTCGTTGTGATTAACCATGACTGCCTCAACAACATTCAGTTTGGGTACCTGTGCTTGTACGTACTCCAAGTTCTCAACCCTCACAGTACCTTTTACATTGAGATCTGTCTCTACATCTATCGAATCGTTTTTTACAACAAGATTGATGGAATCTGATGTATCTTTTATGCCTGATGAATTAAAATTTGTTATTGTTCCGCCGTCTATGAGATCACCACTCAATGCGTTCTTGTGTAGATCGATCTGCTGTACAGAGATCCTGGACTTACTAACTTTCTCAGGTTTATTGATAGGTAATAGTGCCATATAATGATTATTTAGTGTGTGTTTCCAACCGTAAGACTTATTGGTAAATATTAAAGTAGTATTATGGCAATAAACAAGATAGCAGGCGAAACCTTAGAATCGAACCTTATTCGTAGCACGGATCTGTCGTTCAACGACACCCTCCTACACCTTGACGTTTCTAATGGCAGGATAGGTATAGGAACAGCAAGTCCCGGGAATTTCAAACTGGATGTAACGGGTAATGCCAGGATATCAGGTAACCAGACCATCACAGGCGACCTAGTAGTCCAAGGTACAACAACAACCATAGACTCACAGAATTTAGTAGTAGAAGACAACATAATCACCATCAATGAGAACGCTTCCGGTGCCACAGATGCTGGTATAATGATCAATAGGACAGCGGAAAACAATGCCCTATTCATCTGGGACGAGACTGCTGACAAGTTTAGATTTGGAACTACAACACAGGATGGATCAACAGTCACAGATTATTCGAATCTAACATTAGCGAATGTCCAAGTCGCAACACCGTCGGCCAATGACGACGCGGCCACAAAGGCGTATGTGGACAACGAGATAGGCGGTATACCCAGCAGTGACGGTGCCGGCACAAATTTAGGTACACCAGAAGACTCAACATTTGGTGATGGGTCGTTCACACAACTCACATCGACTACTAAGGTCACAGATGCTATTGATTCATTGAACGAGACCATGGAGAACATCAGAAATAATACATACGTAAAAAGTGTTGACTTCACGGCGAGTGATCAAACAATTTCATCAGGGGTAACAATTACATTAAACATCACAGCAGTAGGCAATGCCACTAGGTTTGACATCACTTGGGGAGATGGCAACACTGAAACTGTTTCAACGACAAGTCCAACACACCAGTACAACAACACAGGATTACAGACAGTAACAGTTAGAGCATACAACAACACAGCGGCAGTTTCGGGATCTGCAGGTTCTGAAGCAACTACTACAAAAGCAAATCATATTGCCATAGCCACAGCGGCACCGGTAGTTCAGTTTGAAATGTATGCGGCCTCGTCGGGAGGGTCGGCAATAACAAAAACAGATAACGGAGCCACTGTGTATCTACAAAATAATACTACAAACACGGCGTCAACAAACACATTTGACGTGGACTGGGGAGACGGATCTGAAAACACAATAGCAAACAATACCGCGGCTGGTGGACAAGGCGGAGCAAGGTTGTCACACACATACACAAACTCTGCTGGTGATGATGGTTCAACAGTGGCAGGTACAGGCACAGGTGATACCAAGTACGCAATCAAGTTAAGATTGCTGACACACCCAACAGCAGACTCATCAACGTTCCCACAGACTGCGACAAACAATTTTGAAGTTTACTCAACACATACACCATTGTACTCCACTGCTAATTCTACTATTAGAGGCATCAATGAAGAGAGCACATCAGGCTTCGCTGTTACATTCACCAATGACACCACTACAAATCCTGGAGCAAATTCAAGTTTTTCAGCCACACAACAGTACACTTGGAATTTTGATGAAGGATCAACAACAGCAGTTGCAGTTGGTTCAGGCAGTTCAGGTGACACAGGTAACACAATCAACAACACATTTAATCTAAGTGGATCACAACAAAGCAACGGTACAACAGTGACTTACAATACTACATTATCATTGGCTACAGGACACACATCCACACCATTCACCACTGGCTTGAACATTATTGTGGAACCAGACGTGCGGGCCAACATAGCCGGTACGGCTGTAACAGTTAACACAGGTTCAGGCGACAACAGTCTATCATTGTATGATGTTGTTGACCTTGACGGCACAGACAGGGCCATAGCAAGATTTACCAACACTTCACAGAATGCAGACAACTACGAGTATGATTTCTTCGATGATTCCAGTTCTATAGTTACTGTTGGCGAAGATGGCTCAACTGCAGGTACTATAGGTGCAACACTAGACAAAGACTACTCAGGCACATCAGCAGGAAACATCAACTTCAGATTCAGGGCGTCGGGAACGCCAGACACATTCTTCCAAGATGACGAAGAAACCATCACATTTGCAATGAAATCAACACCAAGTGCACCAAACGGATTGAGCAGTTTCAGTTTAGCGTTGTCAGACTCCGCACAAGGAACATCACCCAAGTTGTGTGCAAGTTTCACTGACAACACCAGCACGGCAGACACATTAGCGGCGGGAACTTCATTGAGCTCAAGCACTGCCAGAAGGTACACAAGTACATCAACTATTGATACAACCGTCATGAACGGTTTCTTAGTAAATGATGCCAACGGCACGGGTTCAACTGTCAACCAAACAGTGACAGCATCAATCAACGCCAGTGCCAGCGGCGCTAGGACTTTCACAACATCAGAGGGCGGATCAAACAACGGAACATTTACCAAACTGATAACATCAGACCACAAGGACTATGACACAGTCAACAGTGCATATCCTCAGAGATTATATTTGGTCGCTGATGCCAAGATCACACAGGACTTAGCAGACTACTCGGTTGGATTGAGTGCCCAGAGATTAGAAAGCAGTGCAGGTGGTAACACAGGATATGTTCACGTGTTACGAGATGATATTACAGCAACTCCTACCACAGCAATAGGTACTGTGGCGCAAGGAACCGCTGGAACACAGCGTTATGTTTCGGGAATACCTTATTACAATTCAGGATCACCAACAGTGACAGTCACTGGCACAACTATTGCAAACTTTACAGGACAGGCATACCAAGACACCACGTCACCACACGAAGTTGATAACGACACCAACCAAGAGTCAACGTCAGGTGATGTGATAACTGATTCAAATTTCACATACGCACAAGTAGATGGTGCTTCGACAATGCTGTCATCTAGCGTACCTGTGACAGACACAGGTGTTGCAAGTGCATACACCATAGGAGCGGTCACGGTTCCCATAACAAGTTCAAGTGTGAGATCAATTAAAACAATCAAAGCAAGAAGTAAGAATGCAAATGGTACAGGTTCTTACAACAGTTCTTCAACAAAAATTCAAGTGTATACCAACTCGTTACTCACTTTAGATAACGAAGCGGGTGGTATCACTGTATCAGATTCTCTCGGCGCCGGCTTTGATGACGACGCTGTAAGGATAAGTGGATTTGGATCCCTGTCAAGTGACACACCGGCATTGTTCGATTCTTCAAATGCCAACTACTACACAGACTCAGCATGGTCGGGTGCAGTCACAGTGGCGGGGACCAATGAAGCAATATCAAGATTTGGAACGATCACACACTTCACAACAGACTTGAGTTCGGGATACCTACCTGTAGGGCCTGACTTGAACACAGGTAGAGATGGCGGAGAGGCACAGTACTACACATTCGCTTTCAGGAGGACGACAATGGCCAACTTCAACTTGACCATGTCAGGTAAAGTTTCAGGAATGTTCATAGCCGCACCGGGCACAGCCATAGATAGTTCCTCTGGCTTGAACGGGTGGTTAGATTGTTCTTCAACGTATGGTGGTTCAGGTATTCCAGGATCAGACACAGGCAACGGTGGTAACGGATCCAACGGTTGTGCTTTCAACTCTGGAGACAGGGTCGTGGACAACACTACATACAGTGGACAGGAATTCACGTTCACACTGGGTACAGAGAATGCGACCAACGCCACAGGTAATGTGATATTGGTTAGAATAAAATTAAATTCAGGAGACAGTGTTACAGCACTGGCAATAGACTAATGGCAATAACTGATGCAAAAAAAGTAGATTATCTTTGGAAAAAGGTTGGTTACGGTGCCACGAAGACAGACACCAACGCGGCCAAGAAAGCACCCAACGAAGCCATAGCATCACCTTTACTATTAAGGGGTGATAAAGTTTGGAACCAGGCAAGTCTTATCCCTGCTACAATGCCGGGATCAACCACAGGAGTTACAACAGTCTATCCAACAGGTACACCAGATGAGACAACAGCAGACGGAACATCAACTACGAACAGGACTTGGAAGACAGGGTTGACTGATTGGATTCCGCCAGAGTTTGGTTCAACATATCAAGTAAAAGTTTACATACACACCGCAAGTGACGCCGGCAATGCCGCTTCAGGTGGTGATCAAGTTTTTGCCACAGGTTCGGGTAACAACGACGAATGGTTCTTTGACTACCAGTCTGGCGTGTTACACTTTATTGGTGCAAACTTACCCAATGGTATAAGTTTCACAGGCAAATCAGTTTACATATCGGGTGCAAGATACTCTGGAACTTTAGGATTGCAAAATTTCAGCACAGCATCAACTGGTGACATTACATTTACAGGGTCAACAATAAGTGCGCCATCAAACGCAGACATGACGTTTGACAATTCAGGAACAGGCGGCTACATATTTGAGGGCACCACAAGTGTTACACTACCAAAAGGCAACACAGCACAAAGGCCAACAGCAGAAGAAGGTGTAATTAGATTTAACACAGAGACCGGCAAGTACGAGGTATCACAGGATGGTTCAACTTACACAAATCTAAGAACTGATGTCGATGCCGGCACAGTTACCAAAGATATATTCTCAGGTGATGGTTCAACACAACAGTTTACAATGAGCATTACACCATCTGACGAAAACACTATAGTCGTCTATGTGGACGGGGTCATGCAGGAACCGGATCAGAACTATTCTATATCAGGCACTACCATAGACTTTGGTGAGGCCGCACACGCCGGCGCCAGGATATCTGTGTTACACGGATTTGCTGATTAATCTATTGTGACACCTGTTGGTGTGTACACTATCTCAAATGTCTGTAGTTGACTTGTTATGGGATTCATTACAGAAAGTTCAGGTTGCACTTCCCACTCAAACTCCGGTTGACGTATTATAAAATCATAACAATCCTGTCCAGACTCAAACCATAATCTCACGCCTGACATCATGTATGTTGCGTCTACTTGATAGTGTTTCCTGCAAACCAGTCTGAGGACATTTTCAACTTTTATCCGAAACTTGTTCATCTGGTCAACAAGATCTGGCCTATCTTTCAGTATCTCCACACTACGGTTACGGCACATGGCAGGCCACATCAGTTTGACACTGTATTTGTATACTATTGCTTTATCCTGCATTGTCGATCAACTCCTGGAATTTTATAAAATTGTCACAGAACCCATTGTCGAGGTCGTCCAATTGATATGTCCTCGGTGGATCACATATGTACATGAACTTGGTTGTGGGATTTGCCAACATAATACTCTTCAATCTTGTCAATTCTGTAGGATTTGATATATCATACCCCACCAAGAACACCATGGTCTGCCTCAGATACACTGCCAACATCAAGCTCAAGGTCTGTGTAGAACATTTCTCAGGATCAATGTCGTAACTTTTCAACCCAGGGAAGTCTGGCAGACACGTCACGCCATCGAAAAACACATATTTCTTGAAAAGTTGTTCCGGGGCCAACAGTTCTGTGTTACGAAAATTGGCAGAATTGAGGATATCTTGCAGTGTCATTTCAGTGTTTACTGTAGCATAATCAAACTCCATGCTTTTATTAGAATTGGCAGATGCGATAACAGGTCCCAACTTCTTAGCCTGATCTATATCGAACCTAACGGGTAGGTTTCCAATCACTGTTATGTACGCACTTTTCATGTCTTACGGTATTTAACTCCTTCATAATCGCTGTTTTAAATAAATACCTACAGTTTTGCAAGACAACAATTATCGATAAGGGGATATTACAATGGCAATAGGACGAATAACAGGACAGATGTTATCTACCAACCTGGCAAGATCAGGTACAGATTTAACATTCGAGACAAATTTATTAGCGTTAGATGTAACTAATAGCAGAGTGGGTATTGGAACGGCTTCGCCGGCAACAACACTACACATATCTGCCACAGATGCACTAAGATTACCATCAGGTACATCAGCACAGAGACCGGGCTCAGCGGCCAATGGTGACATCAGGTACAACAGTACGACTTCACAGTTGGAAGGTTATGCGGGTGCTTGGAAAAACTTGGCATCAGGTACAACAATTCAAGACACTGACGGAAATACACAAATCCAAGTAGAAGAAAGTTCAGACGAAGACATAATTAGATTTGATATAGCAGGAACTGAAAGAGCAAAGATCGAAGCGGCATCAATGACGCTTGGAGTAACTACCCTTTCAACAACTGCTTCAACTTTAACAGGTACAGTAAGTAACGGTGACATCCAAATCACTCCAAACGGAACAGGTTCAGTTGTTATTCCAAAAGCAGACATCAATGGCGGTGCCATTGATGCAGTAACGATCGGATCAAACTCAGCGGCAACGGCACTAGTTGTCAGTGGCGGCGTTAACATCGATGACGGTGGAGACGGTGCTATTGATGGTTGTGTGATCGGAGCGGCTACGGCGGCGGCAGGATCATTCACAACTGTTGCGGCAAGTTCAAACTTGACAGTTGGCGGTAACGCTACTGTGACAGGTAACTTGACAGTAAACGGTTCAACAACAACTATCGATTCAACAACATTAACTATTGAAGATCCGATGATCACTTTAGCGAAGAACAACTCAGGTGGAGATGCTAACACATTTGACCAAGGTCTATTCTTCAACAGGGGTTCATTGGCTAACGTTTCATTCTTATGGGACGAATCAACAGACCAATTTGCGATGGCAGTTACATCAGGAGAAGATGGAACTACAGCAGGTAACGTAACAATCGACAGTTACGCGGCGATCAGAGCAGGTGTTACTACTGTTTCAGACTTAGAAACAGGATCAATATCATCAGCAGATGGTACGGCATCGGCGACTATTGCTAACTCAGGTGGAGTTATGACAATTGGAAGTTCGGTTTTGACTACTACAGACATAAACGGTGGTTCAGTTGATGGTGCTACAATTGGTGCGGCAAGTGCCAGTACTGGTGTTTTCACAACATTGACTGCGGCGAACACGCAAACTGGTACAGTTAAAGCGAATGACGGAACAGCGGCTATAACGGTTGCTGACTCAACAGGTGCAGTTAAAATCACAACTGCTTTTGAAGTTGACGGTGGAGGTTTCATCTTCAACGAGAGTTCAGCGTCAGTAGATGCTAGATTTGAATCAAATGGACACGCTCACGCATTGTTCATTGATGGTTCTGAGGATCACGTTGGTATCAAGACTGCCACTCCGGCATATGACTTAGACATTTCAGGTTCAACTGATGCACTAAGATTGCCGAATGGATCAACAGGTCAGAGACCAACTGGTGCATTAGGTCTCATCAGATTCAACACAACGACTGGAAAATACGAGGGTTGTCAGGATGGTTCAACTTACGTAGACTTTGCGACGGCCGGTGATGCACCGACTTTCACTAAAGAATCAGCAACAGGTGATGGATCAACTACCACGTTCACTGGTTTCTTCAGCTCTGCTCCAGAATCAGCGAACAACGTTTTCGTTTACATCGACAACGTGTTCCAAGAGCCAACTGAAAACTACAGTGTATCAAGCACTAACATCACATTCACTTCTGCCCCACACAGTGCGGCAAGAATTTTTGCGATCACAGGTGCTGATAACAGTTCATTGGTCACAGGTGGTGTTGCTAGAACAGAGACAAGTTCAGTTAACTTTACATCAAGTGCTACAACTATTATGAGTTTCAACGCTTCAACATACAGAAGTGCTGAGATATTCATACAGTTGACGGACACTGCTAACACAGAGTACGCGGCGTTGAAAGGTGTTGTAACACACAATGGTACGACTGCGTTTATCTCACTGTTCGGTGTAACGAACACAGCAGGTGAAGGTTCGGACATGGCGACAATTACAGCGACGCATGACGGTTCAAGTACAGTGAACATTCAAGCAGTTAGTACAGGTGGCGTAACAGCGGCCAAGGTGCAATACTCACTTGTAACGGTCTAAGGCAAAACTTAACCTTAACGATAATTCTAAACGTCCCAATGGTAAATACTACTGTTGGGGCGTTTTTTTACGGCTTGACTTTATATCAACATAACAATCATGAGGGATAATGAACCATGACAACAAGAAACTTTAGAGTAAACAATGGTCTTTCGGTTGGTGATATTGTAATATCAGCAAGTGCTAATACCATAACAGGCGGAGCCACAGGCGCACCAAGTAGTGACGGTGACTTTGCAAACAAGAAATACGTCGACGACCAAAAAGACACATCGCTTACGTTAACAAACAAAACATTAACATCACCAGTATTGAACACAGGTGTAAGTGGTACAGCAATACTAGACGAAGACAACATGGCTACTAACAGTGCCACGCAATTGGCTACACAACAGTCGATCAAAGCATATGTTGACACTGAACTAGGTGCACTATCATCAACAACACTTACATCGGCAGACACGAACTCAACTTTCACTGTTACAAACACGGCTCAGACAGCAGTTGTAAACAGTGCTACACAGTTGACGATCACTCAAGGTACAGTGAGAGTACACGGAAACTTAACAGTAGATGGAACAGAGACTATTGTCAACACTGCAACACTATCAGTTGAAGACAACATCATTGAGGTTAACAGAAACGTATCTGCAAACTCAGGTATGCCTTCACTATCAGGAATGAAAGTAAACAGAGGTGAGGGTTCAACTGCAACAGAACAAGACCTTTATTGGGCTTGGGATGAAACATTCGCAGATGACGGAACAACTATCCATGGAAACGCGGGTGGAGCCTGGACTGCTTTCAAAAGAGCACAAGGTGACTCATCTACTCCAGGAGCAGGTGACCTAGCAGACATCAGAGCAAACGTGATACACGCACTATCAACTTCGGCACAATACGCGGACGTTGCCGAGCGTTTCGAAGCAGACGCTCCAATGACAGCAGGTGCAGTAGTAGAAGTAGGTGGATCAGCAGAAATCACAGAATCAACTTCAGAAATGTCTGAAAACGTTTTTGGTGTTATCTCTGACATGCCAGCATACGCCATGAACGCGGCGGCAGGTAACAACGACTCACACCCATTCGTAGCAATGACAGGTAGAACACCGGTTAGAGTTACAGGTGCTGTGACAAAAGGTCAAAGACTTGTTACTTCAAGTGTTAAAGGTTGTGCTAGAGCAGTAGCGTCAGGTGAGTCAATCTCTCCTTTCAACGTTATTGGTAGAGCATTAGAGAGCTCAACAGACGCAGGTATCAAATTGGTAAACTGTGCAGTGAGAACTAACAACTAATAAATAATTTTACTTTTTAGTAGAACACAAAGGGCGGTGGCAACATCGCCCTTTTTTTTTGCACGATAAATATTGGTACATTATGCCACACAGTAAAAAAGCCGGAAAAGCAATCATAGTAGAGTGGGTTGAACAACTTAAAGCAGAAAATAAACTTGTCCATAAAGCGGCAATGGATATTGGTCCAGGCGAAGGCGCATATCTAAATTGGCTCAAACACAAATATCAACCAGGCGGTGACAAGCACGAAACACTGAAACAGAATTGGTTGATCAACAGTGGTCCTTTAGCAGACAGTAAATGGACTGGTGTTGAGATATGGGCACCATATGTAGACGAGTTCAATCTCAGAGATAGGTACGACACAATCTTGATTGAGGATGTACGTAAATTAAATTACTTAGAAATTGGCAAATTTGATGTCACCATAGCCGGAGACGTATTGGAACACATGACCAAGCAAGATGCCATAGACGTAGTAAAAAATATCTTGGAAGTATCAACATACCTTTTCATCAGCATTCCAATCATACACTACCCACAAGGCGAGTCGCATGGTAACCCATACGAGGCACATGTCAAAGATGATTGGAGCCATAAAGAAATGATGGGAACCTTCCCACAGATTATCAAACACAATGCCGGTAGACGTGTTGGCGTCTATATGCTAACAAAACAAAAATGACCAAAAGATTAGTGGTATCAGGTTGCAGTTATGGAACTGTATATTCAGACATTTCTCAGGAACTGAAGGAACTTTTCGGGGTAGATGAAATAATAAATCTATCAAATCTAGGAGGTTCGCCTGACCGTCAAATGAGGGTAGTAATAGAATGGATAGCACAGAACGGAAAACCAGACATGGTGATAATGCCTGTGAGTTATGCTTATAGATTTGATTTACCCATAGCGGAAAAACTGGATCCATTACACAACAAACACTACAGGTGTGTTTGGCACATGAATATAGGAAAAAATGTTGGCACTGCCAAACCCATGGATAAAAAATATGTACCAACACTTCAAAATTATCTCAAAGCAGGTGCTATTATACATGAAAACGAGTATCCTGCACATGACAACCTGTTTACGAGATTGTTGACATTCCAAGCATATCTTGAATTACACAAAATAAGGCATCTAATTTTTGACACTGGCAATTACTACTCTGCCACTTTAAAGGAAAATCAACCCGGAATGCAAAAAAAGGCACTAGTTGAAAAGTGCAAAGGCATTTATAAGTTTTTCACATTCTGCTCCAACGTTTGGATGTATGAACAACTGTCGGAACAGGAAAAAATTGCCTACGTGCCATGGTACAAACCACAGAGAAATAAGCCAATAGGCAAGGTAATACCTCTCACAGAAGCGGCCATCCTACACCACAACAAACATGAAGTGATCAAATTACTGCGGTATCTCAAAGATCAGGGCGCCGTATACGGTGGCACGTAATAAATACTAGCACTGCTGTCAGTCGGCAATGATAAAGAGACTGTGTATGGCATATGCTGTACTAACATTATTATAAGGAGTACCCTAGTATGGCCATAGGTCGTATATCTGGGTCAGTACTGAAGTCAAATTTGACTAGGAATGGTACAGACCTGGCATTTGAAACAAACCTGTTATACCTCGATGTAACAAACAGTCGTGTAGGTATTGGCACTTCGGAACCATCAACAACATTACAAGTAAACGGAACAATAACCACAACTGCATTAGCAGTATCAGGATCATCTGCATTAGATGGTGTGACTATTACAGATAATATAATATCTACAAATTCATCAAACGCAAATTTAGAATTACGTGCAAACGGAACTGGAAATGTTGGAATAGGTACATCTACTCCACAAGGTAGATTATCTGTGTTGGCAGATGACTCAATAGCAACTCCTACAATGGTATTTCAAGCCGTAAATGGTGATGAATTGGCTCATGCTTCTATATCAACAACGGACGATAGTGGTGGTGTTGATGTTATGATTGGTTCTAATATATACATAGGAGTAAACGGTACTACCCAAAGATTTGATACTGGTAGAAGTGGTAGTAGTGTTATGTTTGGATATACTGGAACTACAAAATTTTATGCAGGTAGCAGTAATAATGTTCCAACAGAAGTAGTGCGTATCAGTAATGCTGGAAATGTTGGAATAGGTACAACAAGTCCGTCGACGGCTTTAGAAGTAAGCGGAACAATTAGAGGATCAGGCATTAACGTCAATAATGCTTACACTCTTCCTACATCTGATGGATCAGCAGGACAGGTATTGACCACGGATGGTTCTGGAAACATAACTTTCCAAACAATGAGTGTGGGGGACTTCTCATTCGTTGGATCTACTATCAGTGCACCATCAAACGCAGACATGACGTTTGACAACTCGGGAACAGGCGGATACATATTTGAAGGAACAACATCACTATCACTGCCTAATGGATCCACAGCACAGAGGCCAACAGGTTCTGAGGGAATGATCCGTTATAACTCAAGCACTGACACAATTGAAGGTTACACATCAGCGGGAGGATGGGCACAACTGGGTGCGACTAGTACTACGTCAGAGAACACCGACGACACTGCTACAGATAGTGAGACAGCGATCAGTACCACTGAGAAAGTGATCAACCAATTCGTCACCGGAACTTATGACAGTGCATGGTACTTGGCAGTGACCAGGGACGAGATCAACGACGAGGTTGCTACTGCCAAGTACAGCCTGGTGCACAATAACACAAATGCGTTCGTGGCAGAATCACACGTCACACAGTCAAATGTCAGCAACACCTATATCACGGCGACCGCGGACGTGGCGGGTGGCAACGCTAGATTAAAGACCACCGGTGGTAGTGTGGTCAATTCCGTGAGCTTCTACAGGATAGGATTAGGTGATAACACCTCGGCAGGTACGACGGGAAATGTCACTACCACAATAAACACAGATGTGGATAGTGCCGCAGAGAAGATAGACGGTTGGGCACTGGCCAGTTACAGGGGTGCAAAATATTACATCTCCGTCAACAACACCACAACTGGCGAACTTTCAAACACGGAAGCACTGGTGGTGCACGATGGATCCACGGCATACATCACACAATACGGAAACGTCAACACCGGTAACAATGATCTAATTACACTGACCGCAGAAGTGGACAGCACGGAAGTTGTACTTAAAGCATCAGCACAGGCACCCAATTGCCGTGTGACGGCCTACAGGATTTTACTAGCGGACGATGAATCAGCGTCAACAGGTGATAACATTAACATAGTAGAGGCAACTACCGTGAGTTCTGCCGCTACAACAGTGGATTCTTTCAACACATCAACGTACACAGGTGCGTTTTACGTGTTCACCGGATACAACTCTTCAGAAGGTGCGGCCAGCATATCAGAGGTCATGGTGGTTGCCAATGATGAAGCCTATGTGACACAGGGTCCATTGGTCAGTACAAAAGGCACAGACCAATTGGCTGTAACTGCCAGCCTGTCAGGAAGCACGGTCACAGTCCAAGCGGCATCAACGTCAGGATCAAGCACCACAGTCAACGGATACAGGGTGCATATGCTAAGGGGAAGTGCAGGTGCATCAACGGCAGACACGGTATTGGTTTCAACAGAACAGACTATTTCGGGTGCCAAGACCTTCAGCAGTCCTATCGCACTAACAGTTGGAAGCGATCCGTCTGGTGTGGCTAACAACGCTCACATATATGCGAAGGACGAATCATCCAGTGCTGAAGTTTTTGTTAAGGATGAAGCAGGTAACGTTACCAAGATATCACCACACAACGAAGAGGGCGAATGGGAATACTATTCTAGGAACACAAAAACAGGTAAAACTGTGAGGGTAAACATGGAAGAGATGATCCGTGATATTGAGAAACTCACAGGTAAATCTTATATCAAAAACAATTAAACTATTAGATCTAATATAGTCTGTAACTTACCTTTTATACTTTTATTATTCAGTGTATTTTTAAGACCCATGTGAAGGTTCTTGGGCCAACATTCAAACGCCGTCCAACAGTATCCTGAATGCTCTTCATTTAACTTGGGTATGAATTCTGCATCTATGGCCACGAGATATGTATGGAAGAAGAACTTCTGATCGTTTGATGTGAACATCTCCAATGGTATCACCTTCTTGAACTTGGGTAGACCGCCTGTCTCTTCCTCTATCTCACGCTTCAGTCCCTCGAAAGCGGACTCCGTGAATTTACTCTTGCCACCTACCAATCCCCACATGCCTTGTGTCTTGCGATCAGTCCTCTGTAGGAAAAGGAAACGTTTGGTGCTGGTGGCGTAGAACAGGGCACCTGAACATACTATATTTTCTTTCATGCTATATTATAACAATTATGGAGTCGTGGCGTCAATTGATGAGTTATACCCTGTATCTGCTCCGCCGTCTAGTACTATGCTCCAATTACCTTGTGTGTACACACCCTCGTATGATTTGACCCATTCAGTGCCATTGAACCTGTACTGTATTCCTGTGTTAAGGTTGGTAACGTAGTGCTGTGTTGAATCTGGATTACTTGCGTCAAAGGCAATGTTCCACTTGCTTGTTGTACTGTTGTATTCTATAATATCACCGACACTGGCCACAAGTGTACCCCATATGCTACTTTGGAAACTGGCTGTGCTGTCTCCAACATCATTTATTACCAAGTATCTGTCACCATTTGCAGGAGTACCTGGATCAAAAGTTGCAGGGTTTATGATTTTCTTGACTGCAGTCAGAGAGTTGCTTGGTATTGTGTCACCGTCTATTGTGAACAATAAGATTGTGTCGTCAAGTGTGGTGGTTGCGATTGTACCAATAATCTCATTGCCATTTGGTTGTGTCAATCTTATCTGTGATGTACCGTTTGTTACTTTTCCGTACTGATCTAATAGAACTTTCCAGTTGACTGCTGGACCAAACGTTTCGAATGGATCAAAGTTGTTGGGTTCGTTGGCCCCTGTTTGGAATCCATCACCTCCTGATTTAACATTTACACCCGTTGTACCTAGCAATCTTAATTGATTTCCTGTGACCAATAATCCAAAATTGTTTGGGGTGATGAAACTTTTTGACACTAATTCGCCATCTATTAATCCTTTGGCTATTCCGCCATCGTCGTCGTATATGCTCATTATGATCTTCTGCACTACACCTAGTTTTTTAACCTTGACCGGGGGTGATAACCATATTGGCATTGAAAAAGTCATAGTTGCAACATCGATCTCAGAGTCTGCACCCACAGGTATTGTTCTACTACTGAATGTTGTGCCTGTCAGTTCCACGTAACTTAAACTCGTCCAATCAATATAGTTGTCAGTTTTCTGTATCTCAAAGTCAGGATTGAACAAGTATAATATCTGTTCCATTATCTGTAATTTTTGATCCGTGTTCGATGAGAAAATATCTGCTGTAACTTCTAATCTGAATGGCGAAGGCATAACTTTCTCAACTGTGTATCCTGCACCCATCTCATTGGTGTAGTTGCCGTCCGCATCTATGCCTCTTTCCCTCAGGTGTTGCTTTTCTATGTGATAAGGATTTTGCATCCTTTCCCTATCGTAATTCAATTCCCTTACGTAACACGCAATTTTAGGGGCATAGTTCAATGCATTTTCACTGTTGTTCCTTATGATGTTTGCTACCTGTCTTGTTGGGTCTCCGTATACAACAGGCACTGCCCTTAAACTTATAGAATCATCTTTACCCCTTCCTGTCTCAACAGAAAAATTACTCAAGATCCTAATGAATTGAGTGAGAAATTTCCTAACCTGTCCTTCGTAAAAATGTAGCATTAATTGTCAGCCTTTGGTTTCAGAGCATCTGCCAATGACTGTCTTTGTGTAACTGTTAAACCATTTATAGTTGATTCTGTTGTGTTGTTTACAAAACTTGTTTTGTAGTTGCTTCTAGAATCATTATTAGTTGTAGTTATTCTCACACTGTCCTCTATTTTCACCCATCTGGCTCCATCATAACGGAATAATCTATTTGGTAAGAAGTCTGTCCTTAAGAAGTAGTCTCCTGTATCCACACCCGACGTTGGGAAAGATATTCCAAAACCAGCCGGATTTCCGTTAGGTGCAACACCGTCGCCATCCAGATAGAATCCATAGTGAGAACTTGCCGGCGTATCTATTGTTGCATTTACAGTAGCATCACTGCTGGCTCTTTGATCTTCTGTGTTAACATTTTCGGTACGTATGTTTCCTCTTTCATCTATCGGTGCTACATAATATTGTTTGTAATTGAATCCTGCCTTAGGTGCATCTGCTTCTGCTTGAGCAACAACCTGATCATTGATTGTTTTTTCTCTGTTGTATGTACTCATATAACTGGCCACAGAACCTTCTGTTGTCGCGTCACCAATTACATCTCTAAATTCCTGAGAGTCGACTAGTGTTTTCATTTTTAATCTTAATAAGTGTGGCCACCAAGTCTGCGAGAATCCTTCTGCCGCTCTGTTTACATCTTCAACAACATAATATCTTTTCAGTGCTATAGGCACACTCTCATCTAACGAATAATCTTCCTTCATGTGCGGGAATTCTATAACATCACCACTCATTGGCTTCCTTCCGATTCTTTCCACAATGTCATTTAAATGAACAGTCAAGAACAATGTGTCATTCTGTAAGAACATGCCAAACTGCGATAGATTAAAGTCTGCATCTTGCACGTTGTATATTCCTCTAACGACATAGACATCATCTGAATATTTCCTGTCTCTGTTTTCTAGAAATAACAAATCTTGTATGGTTCTCTCATTCAAACTATCACCAGAGTACTGAGGTTGTGTGGGAGATGCGGCTCCATCCTTGTTTGTGTCTCCCTGATCGTATGGTCCTAGATATTTGTGTAGGTGTAGATCAGTCCCACCCACTTGAAACATCTCTTTAATGTTTCTATCGAAGAACTTGTAGTCATTGCCCTTTTCAGGCTTAAAAATGGATAATCTTGGCATATCATACATATTTATTGCACAGACAATGACTATAAATATGAGTATGTCAGAACTACAAACAGGACAACAGGAAATTTTCGATTACGTCAAGAACAGTCTCGGCGATGGGATGATTGACGTTGAATTAGACCCAAAACACTATCAAACGGCACTGGAGAGGGCTGTGAACAAATTCAGACAGCGATCTTCAAACGCGGTAGAGGAATCATACGCATTTCTTGAATTAAAGAAAAATCAAAACAGTTACATCCTGCCAGATGAAATCATAAACGTGAGAAATTTAAACAGGAGAACAGTTGGTTCACGAACCGAGGGTGGCGAAGGCGGAACTTTGTTTGAACCATTCAACCTTGCATACACAAACACATATCTTTTGAGAGCAGGTGCAACAGGTGGATTAGCAACTTACTATGCATTTGCTTCATATCAGGAAATGATTGGAAAAATGTTTGGTAGTTTCATTCAATTCCACTTTGATGTTGCTACAAAAAAATTGACTATCACACAGAGACCAAGAGCAGACGACGAGACTGTTCTCATGCACACCGACAACTTCAGACCTGACATCACTTTGTTCAAAGATATCTACTCTAAACCATGGATCAGAGATTACACACTTGCTGTGTCTAAAATAATGTTAGGTGAAGCGAGAGGCAAATTTAATACCATCGCAGGTCCACAGGGTGGTACAACACTGAACGGTGATGCATTGAAGAACGAAGGCCAGGCAGAGATCGAAAGATTGGAAGCAGACATAGGAAACTTCCAAGAAGGCGGAACTCCACACAGTTTTGTTATTGGTTAATTGACCACAAACTTCATTTAAATACCGTGCATGAAAGACTCCCACCACAAAAATTATTCTGACCTATCACTGGATGAACTCGAAAATTTGGTAGAAGATTTGGAAACAATGAGCATAAAAGCGTTGAAAGAACGCAAGAAAACTCTGAGAGCATCAATATTGAGATCTGTAAAAAAAGCAATCAAAGAGATTGAAAAACGTCTAAAAAAATAGTATAATAATCCTATGTTGATAGGTGTAGTAGGTTTAATAGGTTCTGGAAAAGGCACAGTTGCGGATAGACTTGTAGAAAAACATGGATATAAAAAAGATAGTTTTGCAAAGAGTCTAAAAGATGCTGTGGCATCAATGTTCAACTGGGATCGCAGTATGCTAGAAGGAGACACCGAATCAAGCCGGCACTGGAGAGAACAACCAGACAGATTTTGGAGTGAGAAATTTGGCAAACCCACAACTCCGAGATGGGTGTTACAGTACTTCGGCACAGAAGTCATGCGTGGTCAAATGATCGACAGTATTTGGGTTGACAGTTGCATTGGAAGGTACAAAGGACAACACACAGTAATAGCAGATACCAGATTTCCCAACGAAGTGAAACAGATAAGGGCACATGGTGGTAAGATCATACTTGTAAAAAGAGGGCCTGATCCTGACTGGTTTGTAAACTACACTGAAGGCAACATAGAACCTAAAGGCATACACACGTCTGAATACGCCTGGGCCAAAGAAGAGTTTGATTTCGTCATAGAGAACAATGGCGCAAAAGAAGAATTATATGCTAAAATTGACGGCCTAATCGTCAGCGACGAGATCACCAACACGCCAACCCAATCTACGGGTACTGCCCAACCTTTGGCAATTGGCGCAAACAGTTTTTAGATTAGTAGCAACTGTATTCCTCAAATTTCCATCTACAAATAGTACATCTAACTGGGATCTATGCTGTGCTTTGAATCCACACAGTTCACACTTCCGGTGTTTCTTGTATCCTGATCTTTGTAGTGCAGTCACACCGCCAACTCTCTTGCCGGCTTTTTTCCTGATACAGGTGTCGCATCGGCTCCGCCAATACACCCTACCATATCTCTTGTAGGCATACGCCCTGGGTTTGGTCTTACACTCCGTACACAACGGTCTGTCTTTGTACTGCATGTGTGTATTTACGTCACCTATATAGGCACCAAGAAAACGGTAAATTATGTCAACAAAACCGTATGATTGAATAAATAGTTCTAGTATATACGTAACTTGCAAGGAGAATACGAAAAATGGCATTAACATCACCAGGAGTAGAAGTTTCAGTAATTAACGAGAGCTTTTATGTACCATCAGATGCGGGTACAACACCACTATTCATAGTAGCATCATCACAGGATAAGAACAACGGAGCGGGCGACGGCACTGCTGTAGGAACACAGACTGCAAACGCCAACACTGCTTATTTGATCTCATCTCAAAGAGAATTAACAGAGACTTTCGGAGATCCGAAATTCTACACAGACGCATCAGGAAATTCATTAAACGGTTATGAGCTGAACGAGTATGGCTTACAAGCGGCTTACAGTTTTCTAGGAGTTGCCAACAGAGCATTTGTCCTAAGAGCGAATGTGGACACAGCAGGATTAGTTGGAAGTGCCGCGGCACCTACAGCAAACCCAACAGATGGAACATACTGGTTTGACCTTGCATCAAGCAGTTACGGTTTATTTGAGTGGTCTGCTACCAATCAATCATTCACAACAATTACTCCAACACTTATCACTTCAACAAGTGACCTAGTTGGCGGTGTTTCAACTGGTGCACCAAAAACTTCAATTGGTGTAATTGGTGATTACGCAATCAACACGACACACGTTACTAACAAGATCTACAAGAAGACAGCAAGTAACACTTGGGTGCAGGTTGGAGCAGAAGCATGGCACACATCTTTACCGGTGGTGACAGTTGCTTCAGGTACAACAGTAACAAGTGGTCATAAAATGTCGATCAACGGAATCGAAATCACAACAAGTGGTACAACATTATCTAACGTTGCATCAGTGATCGGATCAAATGTAACTAACGTGACAGCAAGTGTAAACGCTACAACAGGTAACCTAGAAATCTTCCACAATGGTAAGGCACTGGGTGACTCAACAGCGGGTGCTAACACTATCAGATTTGAAGCAGTTTCAGGTACACTTTTAGCAGACCTTGGAATCACTGCTGGAACTTACAACGGTGTAAAATTATTACAAGACAAACACACTAACAGACCAACTTGGAAAACAGCAGACGAGAACAGACCCAACGGTTCGGTTTGGTTCAAAACAACTTCTGCAAATTCAGGTGCGGCTCTTGTTGCTAAACTTTACAGTTCAGCAAGTACAAGTTTCTCAACAGTTGCTAGTCCACTTTATGCTACACACCACTCTGCGATCTATAACATAGATCCAGCGAACGGTGGAACTTCTTTATCAGCAGGTACAGTGTACGCACAGTACAATGTTACTGAGGAGTCAATGACAGCGGCAGATGCCAATGATTCAACTCCAAATGTTGCAGACTTCCAATTCTTCAGACACGAAGGTGGTGCCACTACTATAACAAGTAACAGTACTTCACCAACTTTCACAAGTTCAGAAACTTTCTCAATACAAGAGTCAGTGAAGAACCAAGAAGCGTTAAACAGTGCAGTAACAGTAACACTAGGTGGTACTGATGCTGATGCCTTTATCGCGGCAGTGAACGGCGCAGGTTTGACTAATGTAAGTGCAAGTAAATTAAGCACAGGTGAGATTACTATAACACACAAACTGGGCGGTGAGTTCAGAATGTTTGACACAAGTGGAACACCATTAGCAGACGCAGGTTTCAGTGCAACAACGGCACACGCTTACGGAACATTCACAGCGAACAGCTCAACATTGATCGACAACTTGTATGACTTACCAACAGGTGAAAGTCTTGACTCAAGTGCTAACACAGGTATCATGGCAAGTAACTGGAAGAGATTAAGTTACACTGCTTCTACAAGTGCACCAAGCAACGAGCCAGCAGACGGTACATTATGGTACCATACTGCGACAGACGAAGCAGACATCATGGCACACAATGGAACTACTTTCGTTGGATATGCAACAGCATACGCGAGTACAGATCCAAATGGTCCACAGTTCAAAGCAACAGCACCGACTACACAGTCAGACGGTACTGCACTTGTAACTAATGACTTATGGATTGACACAAGTGACCTTGAGAACTATCCAAAACTTTACAAGTACAACACATCAGCAACTCTAAGTTCTACAAACACAGCAAACCAAGTGGCAGTTACCACTTCGGGTGCGGCATGGGAACTAGTTGACAAGGCAGACCAAACCACAGAAGACGGTATTGTGTTTGCGGATGCTAGATTACACACAGCGGCCGACAAGGCAGATTCATTGTCAACAGGCGGTGCTGGAACTTCTAGTAGCATCAAAAATTTATTAAGCGATGGCTTCTTAGATCCAGATGCTCCAAATCCAGATCTTTACCCACAAGGTATATTGCTATGGAACACTAGAAGAAGTGGTTACAATGTTAAGGAATACAAAAACAATCACATCACAACTGCAAAATATCCAGGAAGCGGATCAGCAGGTTTAGGTAACATCAGAGCAAGTAATGAGTCTGTAGCGACTTATTTCCCAGACAGATGGGTTACAAAATCAAGCAACAACGCAGACGGTTCTGGCTCTTTCGGTAGAAAAGCACAGAGGAAAGTGATTGTTGAACAACTTAAATCAGAGATAGATACTAACCAAGCAATCAGAGAAGACCAAAGAGGCTTCAACGTAATTGCTACACCTGGTTACCCTGAACTGATTCAAAACATGATCAACTTAAACACAGACAGAAACAACACAGCGTTTATAGTTGGTGACACACCTTTGAGATTAGAGGGCACGGCAACAGCAATACAAAACTACGCTAACAACACAGCCGGTGCATTAGACAACGGTGAGGATGGGTTAGTAAGTTCAAGTGATTACTTGGGTATGTTTTATCCATCAGGATCAACAACTGACAACACAGGCAAATCAATTGTTGTTCCACCATCACACATGATGTTAAGAACACTGGCAAACAACGACAACATCGCTTTTCCATGGTTTGCACCATCAGGAACAAGAAGAGGTGTAGTTGATAATGCCACATCGGTTGGTTACATTAACACAGCAAGTGGAGAATTCGAAACAATATCTGTTACGGAGTCAGTGAGAGATTCAATGCATGAGGTAAAAGTGAACCCAATCACTTTCTTCTCAGGTGCAGGGATTGTTAACTTCGGTAACTTGACTAAAACATCGGCAAGTTCTGCATTAGACAGGATCAACGTTTCAAGATTAGCAGTTTACTTAAGAAGTCAATTAGATGCTATTGCTAAACCATTTATCTTTGAACCAAATGATGAGTTGACGAGAAACGAGATCAAGGCGGCAATAGAATCATTCTTGTTAGAGTTAACAGGACAGAGAGCATTGTTTGACTTCCTAGTAGTTTGTGATGAGACGAACAACACACCTACAAGGATTGACAGAAATGAACTGTACGTGGATATAGCAATTGAGCCAATCAAATCAGTTGAATTCATCTACATACCGTTGAGAATCAAAAACACAGGAGAAATTGCAAAGTTAGGGAACTAATTTTGAATAAATAGGAGAAACAGATGGCAATATCAACTTTATCAAAATTTACAGTACCACTAGCAAACGATCAGAGCTCAGCATCACAAGGTTTATTGATGCCAAAACTACAGTATCGTTTCAGAGCAATACTTGAAAATTTTGGAGTATCAACACCAAGATCAGAACTAACAAAACAAGTTATTGATATCACAAGACCTAACTTGACTTTTGACACAGTGACACTAGATGTGTACAACTCAAAAGTTTATGTAGCAGGTAAACACACTTGGGATCCAATCACAATAACATTGAGAGATGATGTGAACAACTCAGTCACAAAACTAGTTGGTGAACAGATCCAGAAACAGTTTGATTTCTTTGAACAGAGTTCAGCGTCATCTGGTATTGATTACAAATTCACAACAAAAATTGAAATGCTTGATGGTGGTAACGGAGCGAGCACACCAAATGTGTTAGAAACATTTGAATTATACGGTGCGTACATTGAAAACGTTAACTACAACTCGTTAGCATACGCAACGTCAGACCCAGCAACTATCACAATGTCAGTTAGATACGACAACGCAGTCCAAACTCCAACAGGAACAGGAATTGGAACAGCAGTGGCTAGAACGATCGGTACTCTAAGTACAGGTGGTGGACAGTAATACAAAAATTAAGTAAGCAATTATAACATCAAAAGCGTCTTTATAGGCGCTTTTTTTGTGGCCATAAATACGTGTATGCCAAGCATAAACAACTTCCTAAAAGGTTTCCAAGACGGATTACCAGGTATGAAAGACTACCAACATGCATCGAGATTGTATATAGACGACAATTTCAAATTGATGCCAAAACAGAAGTTTCTGTTCCATGTGGTTTTCAACACTGACGAAACATTGTTCGTGAACGGGTTCAACTCTAATGAGAGGTACCAATTGAACATGTTGGTCAAGCAGTGCGACCTACCCAAGTACAACATGAGTTACGAGGAGAAGACACAGTACAACAAAAAGATGTATGCGGGCACTAGGATAGCGTATGAACCTGTAAACATCACATTCCACGATGATCACGCAGACACAGTGAACGCATTCTGGAAGAAGTACTACGAGTACAACATAGCAGATTCCATAGGCATGAACAGTGACCTAACCATATCCAACACCAAGGACGACTATTATAATTTTGGCAGTGCAAGACAGACAACCAAATTTGGCATGGACACACCAAGACAAAGGCAGAAGCCATACCTCAAAGGCATAGAGATCTTTGTGTTACATAAACAGAGATTCACATCAATGACTCTAGTCAATCCTGTAATTGGTTCTTTCTCCCACGACAGTCTAGACCAAGCAGACGGTCAAGGTATAATGAACAACACCATGCAGATACTATACGAGACAGTGATATATAAATCAGGTATTGTTAACAAGAACAACGTACCTGGATTTGCAACAATAAATTACGACAACTCGCCTAGTCCTTTAACTGTACTAGGTGGCGGAACAAACAGTGTGTTTGGTCCTGGCGGAGTTGTGGATGGCATTGGCTCTGTGATCAGGAATGTGCAATCAGGAAACATATTAGGTGCAATACTAGGTGCATCCAACACCTACAATAATGCAAAGAAGATCAAGAAGTCAGCAGTGAAGGAAGAACTAAAGGGCATTGCCAAAGACGGAATACTGGAAGTTGGCAAACAGGCAGGTTCGATAACCAATCCTATCTCACAGTTTAGTGTGGGTGCGGCAGTAGTGGCGGGCGTTGCAATAGCATCATCCAGAGGTACAGCAGACAACAAGAATCAAGCCAATAACACAGTGATAATGAATGCCGAGATAGACACAGTAAACTTCCTGGGCACCAACGAATCATTTGATCTGGTCTCTAATAATACAAATGTCCGAGACGAAATAGCGGCTGGCATATACTACAAAGACATAGGTTCTCGTAATGGCCTGACAGTGGCACAATCAAACATAGAGTATGAAGGCTCATCAGATACCGTGAAGAATGTGTATACCAATAAAGCAATTACTGATGTAAGGAAGTTGGTTACAGAAGGATACATCAAAATAGAAAGACAGACACAAGACGTTGAGATAGCAACAGAGAAAGCGACATTATAATGGCTGAATTCTACACAAACCTACCACGTAAAGACAGTGATGATCTGCAAAATACAGTAAACAAACTGACCACTACAAATTACGAAGGCAACTATGAGTTCAACGTTGGAGAGTATGACAGTACTATAGCATTCTTTGTCAAACGTAATTTCTCAAGAACAGCGGCAGAGTCAACAGCATACGCAATACTTTCACAGGCTAAAATTGACAACATCAAACCACAACAAATAT